TTGGAACTGCGGTGTGTCCCAATGATCTGATTTACTTGGTGTTATAACTTCAATACCCACACGTTTAGCTTCAGTTCGATATACCCAACGTCTGTATGAACCTTGACAATGTTTTAAACAAGCTCTCCAAAATTTTTCTGGATTATGAGCTTTTTGATATGCCAAAGCCCAAATTAGTCTACCCAAATTTACAGCATGAGCTCGACACAATCCAAAACCTGATAGCGATTGTAACATTTTTATAATTTCGTCTTTGCGTGGATGATTACCTAGTCTTGATATAAACTCCATACACTTTTCTTCATTCTTTTTAGCAAACGCTCTACGATACATATCTGCTTCATACTTGTCTATGTTGAGTACTTCAGATATTCTATCGATAGCATCGTCCTCGTACACAATTGTGTCACTCATACGTTCCTGTGACCAGTCATGAAACATGGTTGCTTTTTTACGTCCAGATATCGCCACCGGCCTAATCAATGCAGTAGCAAACACACAGTCCTTTCTACTTTTTGGTTGTATCGCTCTGAATAATCTTCTCATGGCTGGTGATTCTGCTTGGGTCACTCCCAACACGTCTCCTCTGCACAACAGGTCCGAGGTAGCAGAGTCCTCTTCTGGATATTCTGTTAGTCGTATGGTTGGATCTATTTCCATCAGTTGCGATAAACCACGATTGGCTAAAACATCCACCTTTAGATGTTCTAAGTCCTCTACTTCGTTTTTGTCTAACAATATTTGATTCTCCGCCGTAAACAGACTTTTTGGTAGTTGCCTTTGAAACATTAATATTCCTCCACAGTGTTTTGATATGCATCTTTTTTTGCCTTTCAATTTATTTTCTATACGTTTTGCTTCTGTAGGATCAACTCCTACTGATTCGTATGTAAACCTGCGAGGGAGATTACCCTTGGCACCTAATCGTTTAGCCGCTTCACGTCTTGCTGATTTATCTTGATAGAGCACGTAATTGGATATTCTAGCACTACGTCCGGGCCATCGATCAAATATTCTATTCATCACTTCTTCCTGACGATAATGGGGGAAGTCAATATCGACATCAGGTAGGTCATCTCGATTTGGATTTAAGAATCGTGCCACGGGTATTCCCCACTGCACAGGATCTACATCTGTTATGCCAAGAAGATAGCAGACAAGTGACGAACCTGCTGAGCCACGAGTCATATGAGGTATGTCTCTGGTTATTGCAAGTATGTCACATATTTGAATGAAGTAGTCTACGAAACGTAGTCGAAGGATGATTTGAGTTTCCTCGGCGAGCCTTTGCGTGTATTCTTCTGTGCCTGGACATTGCCTAATAAATCTATCATACAGCCTTGTTATGTCGTTTAGTTCTTTGTCTTTTTTCATTGCCTATGTTTGCCTGTTATTGCCTTGAGCAACTTTATTTATCTACGTATATTATTATGCGTTGAGATTTTGGCGTAGTTTACTTTTTGGAATATTGATATCTCTACGATCGCAGGCGGCACTTATCACACAAGGATCACACAAAGGTGTTCTCGATTTACAAACACGCTTGGCATGAGTAATCAGCCACATGTGAGCTCCATACTTATATTTGGCAGGTGTAGTATCATTTACTGTAATTGATGCTTTGCCTTCATCCAAGCTGTCAGCCCAACCTAATCGCCACAACATTCTAAATACATGAGTGTCGACTGCAATGTGTGGTTGCCCCCAAACAAATCTCATCATGATATCTGAACTTTTACGCCCTACACCAGGAAGACTCATAAGTTCTTTTTGTGTTTGTGGAACCTTGCCGTTAAATTTTTCTAACAACATTTTACTAGTTGCCAAAATATTTTTACTTTTTGCATTGTGTAGACCCGCTGGTCTAATGGCTTGAATTATTTCTTCTTTAGATAATTTGATCATTTCTTCAGGAGTGTCGGCCAGTGTAAACAGTTGTTTGCAAGCGATTGCAGTTCTTTGATCTTGTGATTGAGCAGAAAGCATAACTCCTATCAAACTAGTATATGCTCGACTATATATTTTAGCTTTTGGTTTTTTATTTGAATAGTTTGGATAGTGAGAACTTAACTTCTCATAGATATATTCAATGTCATTATTGTTCTTCATCTGAATGTAGTTCGTTTAACAGTTGTCTTAATTTGCCACCTTCAACAGTTGCTTTAACATTGCCAATTTCATCACCTTTGGTTGGATCTGGCACTCTTGGTTGTGCGTCAGTCTTGTCTACACTTACTTTTGATTTTTGTTTAAGTGAATCATATATTGTGCTTCTTTGTTTATCAAATTGTTTATATTCAGGATCATCTGCCAAATCTCTTATTCTTAAACTATCAACGTCAAACTCTAAATCAACTTTTTGTCCAACTCCACTAGATGATCTAGTTTTCATAAATTGTATTTGATATCTGCCACGCTCTTTCATAGCACGAGATGTAAAGATACCAATTACATTATCAGCTGTTTGTATCTTTGATAGTCCTCCTGCTATATGCGAGTGATCAAACTCTATTTCTTCAACACTGGCTCTATTAAGTTGTGAAGCAGTTGCCAACAACATTTGCGATTCTACAGCAAAGTTTCTAAGTTCTTCAGACACATATTTGTCTTTTATAAACAAGTCTGCAGGACTAATACGTTTGCTTTTTGGCATCATAAGATCCAAGTAATCAATCAAGATACAGTCAATTTTTTTCTTTGTCTTTAGTTCTAGTTCTTTTAGATATGTTCTTATATCAAGTATAGTGCTACCACTTGGCAAATATTTTATGTGCAACTGACCAGATTTTTTAGCTAACATTTTAACTTTCATTTCAACATTATCTATATCTGGAAAAACCTTACGTGTTGGAATGTTTGTCATCATTGCATCAAGTCTCATAGCCGTTAGTTCTTCACTTAATTCAAAACTTATATACACAGTGTTCAAACCAGCAGTTGACCAATTCACCGCAAGATTCTGTAAGAACAAACTTTTACCTGCGCCTGATCCACCTGCAAAAATGTTTAGTTCTCCTCGGTTAAAACCACCGAACAGTTTCTTATCGAGATTTGGCCAACCTGTGCTGACTTGTCCATTGGAGTTTTTAAGTTTCTCCAATCTACCTTTTGGATCTTCAAAGTAGTCTGTACCAAGATCTTTTGTTAGTCCAACGCTTACTGCATCTTTGACCATGTCTTCAACTGGAGCATAGTCTCCTTTTTCTAGTAAGTCTGCTGACTGTAATATTGCACGTTCTAGTGCCTTGTGTCTTGAAAACGTTTCAAATTCATCTAGTAGCCAATTGAAATGACTAGGATCTAAATCTTTTGCCGACTTCAATTTGATATCATGTTTAGCATTCACCTGATCAACGTCTGGCATGACTTTGTATTCTTCCATGTAGTCTTTAATAAATTTTGCAATAGGTTGTAACTTTCTATCAAAACTATTTGGATTAAAAATATTTTGTGCTCTCGCAAATGATTCTGCATCTGCAAGTAGCATTTCTAAATATAATTTTTGTACATCAAAACTGTAATCAGCCATACATTTTTCTCTTCAAATTAATTTTCAACTTACTTGTTTCAGTGCTTTTTAATATTGATTGCATTGTAAACAGTCTTCCATATTTTAGCACGGCATCGGCCACATCTTCAACCGAATCATGCCATTCTGGAAATGCTACACTCCAACCAAATTCAATTGCCTGATTAATAAGTTTTTCTCCTGGTCTGTCTCTATCTGGTACAACAATAATCTGTCTGTTCAGCCCTTCAATCAACTCTCGTTGTATATCATTTATCTCTGAGCCTAATATACTAACGCCAGAAATGGTAATAGCATCAAAAGGTCCTTCTGTAACAATTACAAATTTTCTTGTCCAATCTTGTGCGTCCATGTTGAATACATATCCAGGTTGTACGTCAGTAAAATATTTTACTTTATCTGATGTTTCAAACATTCTGCCTGTGCAACCAACAACGTTCCCACGCCAGTAAAAAGGAATCAGCACACGTTTATTTGTATCCCAATACGTATCATCACTGTACATAAAGTCATACCAATCAGCACCAATGCCTCTACTTGTGAGATAGGTTAGCAAACTATCAATACTATTTTTCTGTTCAGTTGTTAATGCGTTATAGTTTTCTAACCAACTTTCTAATTTTTTACTTCCTTTTGGTAGTGCCTTGTGATTAAAATTTATAAATTTTTTCTTTTCAAATTTAGTGTCACCTTCTTCATGACGCATTGCTTCTATGGCTAATTTTTTTATTGTATCATCAGGAATACCTATGTAGCTCATAAACGTTCGCATTTTTTGATTTAGTTTCCTTCCAATCACATAGTTTGCTTTGTATCCACAGTTGAAACAATGATATGATATTGTGCCATCAGCACTGGTCATTATTCCACCACGCTTTTTTTTATCTTGAGTTTCACCATTGTGAATACAACACGGAGCATTAAATGATATCCATCCGGAAGGAGTTTTCTTACGAGCAGTAGGCAACGATGTCAGGATAGTCGACTGGATCAGGTTCATACATTATAGTTTACGCTCTATAAAGTACTTTGTCAATCTTTCCTGTGGTTGAGTCTGGGTTATTGCCCCAAATAAATCTTACGTTCTGGTAAACTCCAGTGAAGGTAAAATAGCTTAAAGTTGAACTAGCTGAAAATGAAATAGTGCCGCCAGACTGTCCATCAACAGTAATATCAAAGAAATCATCATCATCTGGAGTACTAGCCATGGTGCCTTGTACTCTGAAACTACCTGTAAAAGATGTTTTGTACACAGCAATTGTGTGCAGAGCTTTATTGTTGTTCATTCCAGGTTTTGCGTCAATTGCTCCAGACTTTCTTTCAAGTGGCCCACCAGTGGAAAAAGTTGAAACACTTGTGCTAGGAACAAACTCAGGATACGCTCCGTCTAGTAGTTCGATTGTTCCTGCCGCTGCGTAGCCTGTATCTGAATATGTTACTTCACGGCGATTATCTGATTTAACTTCACGCACTGCAAAACTATAAAATTTAGCATCTAAGCCTAATAGATCAGCCTCGGTAATTGTGCAACTTGCATCACCTTTGGTACTTGTAGTTGATCCGTCATCTAAAATCGTGAGTGTTTTGGTGATTACGGATTTTTTGGACTCCGTGTCTATCATATTAAACTCATACGTTTTGGATGTTATATCCTGAGCCTTTTGATCCTCGTTCTTAAAAGTAAAATTAAGCGGATTATCGACTCCTCTATGTAGTGTTATACGTCTATTGTACACGTTTGAGTTCCTTCCGTGATAACCACTTACATAAGCAATTACCAGCTGTGATAGTAAATACCTTGATACTGTTTGCATAATACATATTTAACAGTATTTATAGATAGAGCATGAACGAAATTTTTAAAACACTGAGGGATAAATTTCCATTTTTGAGCCTGATTCGTAAGGGCGATTTGGAATTTGTTGGTATTGTGCAAAATCAAGATCAAAACGTGATTAGTTTTTACGATTACGGACGGTTATATTCGCCTCAGGATAAAATGTATTTTTTAAAATGTGGCGAGACATGGTGGTACGAGTCAAATAGAAAATTACCAATTAACATATTTTTAAAAGGTGACTTTAGGTACTTTAGATCAACTCTTATTACTTTAAACTCTAAAGATATATCAATTGTTGAAGGCCCTACAGTGAAGCTTTCTGAAATTTCAAAGAAACGGGTAAAGCGTAGAACAATCCAACTTGTAAGAAAACCTACTTAATTTCTTTTTTACCAATTAATTTTTCAAAGTATATTGTAAGAAAATTATTTCTTTGATAATGATTAAAATTGGAAACTAGTCTGGATTTTTTTGGTTTTTTATTTTTCCGAGTTTTTTGACGTTGCATCAAAACTATATTTACCTTCTGAAATCAAATTCATCTGGACAACTATTGCGTGAGCATATGCTATTGCGTGCGACTTCTTGAAAAAATAACTTCCATCTGCTGGTTTTCTCCATACATTAGTTTTTATATCATCCCAATTTTGTTTCAACAGATACCTTTTCGCAGGTCTTATTATAGCAAGCACTGAAGCTAGTTGTTCTATAGTTTTTGGTTTTAATTTTGACACTATGTCAAAATGTCCATTCAAATGAAATAATTCATCAACAATTTTTTTGTCTTCAAGCATATCCCAATCAGGCTCTTTGATCATTAGTTCTACAAGCTCTTGTTCGCTTGCTACGTGTTTGTATATGTTAACGTTCAACATATCAATTTTGAAATAGCCTCGGTCTTCAGCAACTTTATAATCTAATGACGAGTGACCTGTTACTGGATGCTGAGGCACAGAATGAAAGTATACTCCAGTCTTGTGTTTGTCAGTTTTATCTTCTTTGATAATTGTAGCGGGTGTGTGCTTAAATAATTTTAGCACTCCATCTCTATCAAAAAAATCAATATCTACGTCGGGCATTAGTGTATGCTACCTTTTCTTTGCTTGTCATAGTAATCAACAAATTCTTGTTTACTGCCAGGCTTTAGTATTTCTATCATGTCTAATAATTTTTTATATCCGCCACTGTTTTGTACTTTGCTATTCATATCTGGTATACAAACTTTTCCAACCTCACCATCTGCTTTGATATGTATTATGAAGTCACCTTCTTCAAGATCAAATTCTAGTTCTTCATTGCTTTCAAAATTTATTCTACTCAATTTTTGCCTCCTTTGCTGTTTCAATTACAAACAGATGATCAGCTGGATAGCTTTTAAATTTGTTAGCCCAAAATTCAGGACTTATAAATCTTTGTGTCATTTGTAATTGTTCGTCACTAAATGATTGTAACATTTTTTTCCCAGCCGGACAACCTAGCAATAGCCATGGAGAAATCTTTCCTTGTTGTATGTGTTGCACTGCTCTAGTGGTGTTGACTAATCTAAAGTAGTCTGACCACTGTGCTTTTTGTTCGGCAGCCCAATCCATCATTGTGGCAATTGATCTTTGTAACGCAGACTCCACAGGTTCTACTTTCAATGTGTCAATAAGATATGTTTCGTACAAACCGTCTCTTGCCCAGTGATCAAGTTTTATTTTTGATAGTATTACGTAATCTATATATTTTTCTGGATACAACGGATTTATATGCATCATGAACCTGCCAAATTTTACAAACGCATTATAGTATGAACTCTTACAAAAATCATCGTATGTTTTTTCTTTTGTATTGTTTTGATGGATTTGATAGAATCGCTGAAAAACTAAAAAAGCATTCTGCACCCATTTTTCATTTTTTTGCAAGTGTCGACGTTTTGGTTCACACATGTGGACCTGTAGTGTTCGTTCACGTGTGAAAGTTTTGCCACAGAATGGACATTTATTTAGAGTTGATTCCATGTGACTCCAATAACTCTTCTAGTTCTTTATCTGTTATAATTTTATCTAGTGTTTCAAGATCTGACTCTTTCATGTTTGGATATAGTTGCTGTAGCTGTTTCAAACTTTTATTTGGCACACGTTTCATAGGCTTTATCCAAGGATGAAACTGTTGCTTCAAAGCACCACACATAGAAGTGAGTATCCAACAAAGTTTTTTGTGTTTACCGGATAGCACAAATAAATTTTTATTCACACACTCATTGACCATTTCTACGTAGTGTTCAATATAAAAACTATCCTTTGAAGATACACTTGATGCATATCTCATCAACATGTATGGTGAATATAATGATTTTTCGTGATCGTCAATACGGTCAAAGTAGTCTTTGTTTCGAAAGTCTACTGCCTTAAGACCATTCCTTAGTTCGAAAAATTTCCTTTTGCTTTTCTCTGTCATACTTTAGTCCAAACATTGTACACTCTTTTGCTGTGGAAAAATAGAGTGTAAGTTTTTGATTTTTCATTTTTATTTCCGTAAATTTTATTTTTTCTTGTTTTATCCATTTAAAAAAATTATCTGGCCAAAAACGATCAACCCAAACATATCCTTCTTTTATCTTCACAATAGGAGCCTGTATGCTAACGTGTTTTCTACCAGACCGAGCCATAGTCCACTTGTTCGCATTGTCTTGAAATGTCTTTTACAAAATATGCACAAACTGGTTTTGGCCCATCTGTTAAAGGCACAGCTAACATCTGGCCAGATTTAATTTTGGGGAAGTACCATTTCACCTCTGTGTATATGTCAACCACGTCAATGGGAAAGAAATCTGGCTTACTACTACTCAATGGGTTGAATGTGAATGCATCAAATCCTCTGTCATTCAAACTTGTTATAGGCAAGACGTGCATTTCTGGCTGTCCTTGCTCGCCTATTAACATCTTCCAGTCCAATGGCATTTTAACTTTGAATTTGCCAATTTCTAAAACTGCGGCCGGTGCATTAAAACTTTCTAAAAAAATTAAAGGAATGTAAAAGAAGTCAGGATTCTCTGGATCTGAATTATCTAAAACTGCAAATCTTAATTTTTCGTCTACCCATTCTGGTATTTTTTCTAGTTGATATGTTTTATCATCAAGTGTTAGTATTTTCATATAAATCTGTGTCTATCTTTTCTATATTATACGGATAATTTGCCTCTTTGTAAAACTTTTTTCTTTGTGTGAGATGCCTTCTAGCAAACTTACAAGCACTGGTGATATCCCATATACTCACTGAATCTTTGTCTTCGGCCTTACGTATGCCTCTACCAATTGATTGTATGACTCTCACAAAGCTTTTTCCTGGCTCTATAAGAACCAAATTGAAAATACGAGGAATATTAATACCAACAGCGGCCACTCCATATGTGGCGATAATAACTTTAGTTTGAGCAGTAGATACTTCATCATAGTGTTCTTTCCTTTCCATGTTTTTGGTGGCGCCTCTTATAAAGACACTGTCCTTAATTTTCTTTTCTAATATTTCGCCTGCTGATATTCTATCAACAAGTATCAGTGTGTTTCCCGATGTGCTGATATCATTTATTGTTTGAGCTACCCAACTCATACGTTTAGGATCAGTTGTTAGCCATTTTAGTTCTTCGGCATAGCTTCTAAACTCTAATATATCGTTTGTCTGTAATACATTGACATGACAGTTAGCTAATACTCCTTTGTCCTGTAGTTCTTTGGCAGGTATTTTGTTCGTCACTTCACCTATTGATACTTTGATACCCATGTATTCATAATCTTGTTTTGGAACTGTGCCTGTAAGTCCCCAACGTATTTGACAATGTGCAAACGGCCCAGTCAACATCCTTTTAAGTACATCTGCCTTAGCCATGTGTACTTCGTCAACTATTACAGTGTTTATGCCTTGGATAAATTCTTTAAAGTCTGTGCTGTGTTCGTCCTTTGATCTTTTTTCTAGCACATTTAAACTTTGCCAAGTTGCAATTGTATTGTATCGACCTATCTCTTTTCTATCTCCATAATAGACTCCTGTATCTAAATTACAAGTCAAAAAGTCTTCTTCTGTTTGTGTAACAAGACTTTTATTTGGCACGATGGTTAGTGTGCGACCGTAAGGCTCGACCAACTGGCACAGTGCCGCAGTAATAATGGTCTTACCTGCACCAGTGGCGATCTCTTGTATGCTTTGCGGATTTTCAATAAATTTATTGATTGTCTCCACTTGATAGTCTCGTAATTCAATGCCTTGTCCTGCACTAGGATGATTCTTTGGCCATTTTATATGTGCCAAATAATTTTTATCAATAGCTGTAAATTCAAGATCTTGTTTGGGGCGTTGATCAACTAGATCAACATATACTCCACCGTCCTCTAAAATTGGCAAAATTTGATCTACAAGATACAAATATGTTGTGCCGCCAAGTCCAAAAAATGCTATCTTACCGTCCCACCGGCCAAGCTTTACAGCTGGTAGATGATAAGCATAAGGAACTTGATATTTAAATTTTTGATGTAAACGTTGCCGCCATTTGAGATCTAAATTCTCAAATTTAACATTTACTTGATCTTTAATTACCAGTCTGCAACTGCTCATAGTTTTACTATAACTTTATCTAACCAATCATAGTTTGAAGGTTGATGATCATTATAATACAACTTTTTTGGAAGATTATCAAGTAGTCTTTTTAGGTTATCTGTTCCGCTTACGTAATATCCACCACCTATTGCAGTTAATGAAGCTTTTGGTTTTATTTTAGATTTTATTAATGTTCTTGGAATACGGTTACGAACAAAAATTACTTTTGTGTTTTGATCAATATATTTAAATTGTTTGCTTAATTGGCTTATGTCAAACCAATCCTGAAATTCATCTTCTGCTATCATTTCTCTCCTCGGTTCTTTAATCTCAAAACCAAAACTTAAATTTTTTGTTGTGCTTATTCCATGTCGTTCGAAACATTGTAACCATTCCATCCATTCCAACGCATCTTCTCGTGTCTGTATATCTCCAGATACCGGCATTAACAAAGGAAAACAATCAAGTTCATCAAGACCGTTGATCAGTTGATCCTTACCATAAACTTTGGCATCTATCCATAATTTTTGATTATTCGAATGTGCGAGTTTTTTTCCAACTTCAGATATAGCATCAACGTTTATCCCTTTTGTGTTAATCCCAAAATTTTTCAAGACATCAACTTGCTGTAATAATGTTTTATTTGCAATGTCATTGTTCCAGTGCTCAACTAGTGTATCTGGTGCATTTGCTAAAACAATTTTATCATTTACTAAATTTGCTGTCGTGCTTTTGTAATTTTTTTTCTCTGCTCTAATTTTTTCAAAGTCATCGATTAATGATGTATCCACAAATTTAAAATTATATCTTACAGCAAGCAACGTCAAATAATAAGTCGTCACATCTGTTTGCAAAAATATCCATTTTTTTTGGTCTCCATCATAGCTAGAATATCCTGTTGGTAAGCCTTTTTTGTCTTTCAATGTTCTGATTAAACTTATTAGTTTTTTATCATAGGGAAATTTTATTTCTATCTTTTCAACTTCGTCTGTATCTGTAAATTTTTCTATGCTTTTTAAAAAATTGATAACTCTAAAAGGAGCATCATATTTTGGATTGTGTAGCAATTCTTTAATGTCCATGTTGTGTGCTTGGAATTTAGTCAGATATCTTTTCAGTATTACCAAAGCTAATTTTGCTTGTTTTTCTGTCCAGGCATATTGAGCTTCTGCAAGTGATCGAACTGTTTGATTATCCTTTGGATGTGCGTTAATTTTGCTGTTTGGTGTTTTTGGGCCGTTATCCCAGAAATAATCATTATATGCTAATATTTTAAGGGCTTCGTTAATTGTTTTTGGTAATTCTGCCTGCATTATGCTCCACTGATTTTTGATAATTACTAGTATATTATACATCT